TACCTGAAATTAAAAAAATAAATGAAGAATTAAAAATGCTTCATAAAAATTTAAATGAAGCCAAAACAAGTAAAGTTGCACCAAATGAAGAAGAATTTTTCTTTCCTAGATATTGGGATTTAGAAAAGATAAGAAATAATCGTGCAGGTTTAGAACAAGTCTTAACTGAGTGGTATACAAATAATCCAATATTATTTGTAAAACAAAAAGATGGCACATATGCAAGAGAAACACCATTAACATCAAACGATATGATGTTAGCTACTGATCCTGCTAGAATAAAGAAAAGAGTAAATGATACAATAGATAATATATTAAATGAAAGAAAAGATATTACAGATGATAGTATGGCATTTTATGGTTATGGAAAATCAAAACATACTAGACATAGAACACTAGATATACCTAACAAACTAGTAACTGATTTTATTATAAGTAATCCAGTACAGGTAATGAGAGTTTATACTCAACGTGTAGCACCAAAGTATGAGTTTTCAAAACAATATGGTGGTCGATCTATAGATCAAGTTGTAGCAGATATAGAAACGGATTTATATGCAGCAGGTAAATCAGAAAGACAAGTTAATGAAACAAGAAGAGATTTTTTACATTTGTATGATCGTATTGTAGGAAGAGTATTAACAAATCCAGATCGTTGGGATCAAAGGGCTGCGATAGTTTTAAGAGATTTAGCACAATTAAATTACTTAGGATCAGCAGGATTTAGTACAATACCTGACTTTGCTAAAATAGTTATGGAACATGAACTAGGCAATGTAATGAAAGGTTTAGTAGGTATTTTACAAGATTCAAGGGTAAGGCTTACAGCAAAAGAAGGTAGACTAGCAGGTGAAATATTAGAAATACTACAAGGTGATACTCATATGAGGCTTGTTGAGGATTTAACAAATAGCCCTATTGATAAAAATGCATATCAAAGAAACATGAGTAAAGTTAGAAATGTTTTTTATTTGTTAAATGGTTTAGCACCTATGACAAACATGATGAAAAAACTAGATGCTACTATTAGACAACATGAAATGATAGAGTTTTCAATAAAAGATGCACAAGGTTTAGCTACAAAAAAAGAAATAGAATATTTAAGAAGATATAATATTGATAAAAAAATATCATCAGATATTAAAAAGCTCTTTGATAATGGTGTAATACAAAACACTAAAGATGATGGAAAAGGAGTTTACTTAGCTAATACAGAAAAGTGGCTTGAAAGTGGCATAGCTGAAGAAACATTGGATACATTTAGAGGCTCTTTAAATAGTGGTATTATGAACACTATTCTTATGGGAACACCTGCAGACAAGCCAATCATAGCTGATGGCATTGTATATATACCACAATGGATTGGCAAAAGATTTGGTTTAAAAGAAGATGCTAGATATAAAGGATATACTAGAGTTGAAACTGGTTTAGCAGGATTGCCATTTCAATTTTGGTCATACAGCTTTGCTGCTGCAAATAAGATTACTGCAGCAATGGCAACTGGACAAGCAAAGAATAGAACTGCTGCCGCTGTGTTAGCATTAGGTTTAGGCTATACATCATTAGAAATTAAATCACAATTTGGTGGCCCTGCTGTTCAAGCTATGTGGGATAATATGCCAATAGAGGATAAACTTGCAAGATCGTTTGATGCTTCAGGATTGGCTGCAATGTATAGTGATTTATTTTATACTGGCATGAATACAAGTATGGCATTGGGTGGCCCTGATATTTCAATGGGTTTATTGCAACCTAAATTTCCACAAGAAAAAAATATTGTAGATGCATTTACAGCAGTTGGTGGAGCAGGCCCTAGTATAGGTGTAGATTTATTTAGTGGATTGAAGCAGGTGTTTTATGATGGAGAGTATGGATCAGGCTCAAAGCAAATTCTTAAAAACTTGCCATATATGAGATTATGGTTTATTAAAGAATATGTGAATGAGATGGGGAAAGTTTTAGAAGATGTAGATGAAGAAGGTTTTGAAAAAGTAATGAGGACTAGATTCTAATGACTATAGCATTAAGTGACAATACACCACGAATAAGTTACTCGGTAAGTGAGGGAGTTACCCAAACTTCGTTTGCAGTGCCATTTATTTTCTTTGATGGATCTGCGGATTTAAATGTGTTCGTAGATAATGTGGCAAGAACATACAGTCCATCTACATCTAACACAACTTTATTTACAGTAATAGGTGGCAATGGTGCAACTGGCACAATAACCACAACTGTTACAGGTGCTTCAGGTGGCAGTACTGTTATTATAACTAGAGATGTTCCACTAGCACGAACTACTGACTTTCCAAGTGCAGGTGCTTTTGAGATAGCTAAGTTAAATACAGAGCTAGATACCCTGCTTACTATGATAACAGATGCTGATGATGAAAACTCAAGAGCTTTAAGATTACAGGACTCTGATGAAGCAGTTAGTTTAACATTACCTTTAAAAGCAGACAGACTTGGTACTGTTTTAGGATTTAATGCTACTACTGGTGCTGCAGAAGCAGGGCCTACAATAGCAGATGTTAGTTCATTATCTGCAATAACAGCAGATATCTCAACACTAGCTGACATTGAAGATGGCACTGATGCTACTGATGCAATTCAAACTGTGGCAGGTATATATAGTGACGTGACTACAGTAGCAGGAATATCAGGACAAGTAACTATAGTAGCAGGTGAAACAACTAATCTACAAAACGTAACTGACAATCTTAGTGCAATACAAAATGCTAGTACAAATGCAACATTAGCAGAAAACTATGCTACCAAAATAGATGGTGCTGTAGAATCTAGCAACTATTCATCTAAGGCATGGGCATTAGGTGGCACTGGTGTAACTGATACAGCAGGTAGTGGTGCATCAAAAGAATGGGCAACAGATACAACTAATACTGTAGATGGTACGGAATATTCAGCTAAAGAATATGCCATTGGTACACAAAGTGGACAGACTAATGGGTCTGCAAAACAATGGGCATTAGGTGGTGGTGCAGGATTTGATAGAGATACTGCTGTAAGTGGCTCTGAGTATTCTGCAAAATACTGGGCAAACCAAGCAGCGAACTCAGCCAAAAGCCAAAGAGATGTTTATTATGGTGGTTTTTCAAGTGATGCTGCTGCTGAGACATATCAAACAGGTACAAATTTAGGAACTGTAGATGCAGGTGACTTGTACTTTAATACAACGAGTAACGTCACAAGAGTTTATAATGGCACATCTTGGAATGATGTTGCTACAGACACTAGTTCTTTTGCAACAAATGGATTTGCTATAGCTGTAAGCATAGCTTTATAGGAGTAAAAAATGGCACAAAATTTCAGACAATATAAAATGAGAGAGATAGGTACTGCCGCTACTGATATACCTGATGGCAGTAACTTTGATAGTTATGACTGTTTAATCTCAATCAGAATGACAAACATTACAACCAATGCAATTTCAGTAGATGCTTACATACAGAACACATCATTAGATTATTATCTTATTAAAGGTGTAACAATCCCTGCACATAGTTCATTAGAGCTAATAGATGGTGGGTCAAAGATTGTGGTTGTTAGTGGTGACAGATTATATTTCAAATCAGATACAGCAACATCACTTGATGTCGTTGTGTCAGCAGTAGATGCAATAAGCACATAGGTGAAACATGGGATATGTAGGTAACGAACCATCAGTAAACTTTACTAGCTTTGCCAAGCAAGACATTACTGGTGATGGAGGTGCAAGCTACACTCTTACTTATGCAGTAGCTAATGCTAATGAGATTGAAGTCTTTGTAAACAACGTAAGACAAGAGCCAACAGAAGCATATACAGTTAGTGGTACTGCTTTGAGTATGACTGGCAACGTAGCTAGTACAGATGACTTCTATGTTATTTACTTAGGTAAGGCTTTGCAAACTACTGTTCCACCTGATGGAAGTGTAACAAGTGCAAAGCTAGATACGAATATAGCTATAGATGGAACATTGGATGTTACTGGTGCTATTAGTGGCACAGATATGCAATTATTACATACTACAACAGTTTCAAGTAATGTTGGTGAAGTGCAAATAGATGGTTATTTTACTTCAGCATTTAAGAACTATAAACTAATTGCAAGTAATGTTCATACAGATACAGATAGTGTAAATATGAATCTTAAATTTATGAGTGGTGGTTCTGTTTTAACTGGTAGTGTTCACAGGTCAGTAAGACTCCGTGCAGTAAGTGGTGGAAGTACAATCTCTTGCCAAAATGAAGCTAGTGATACAGAATTTGCAAAAGTTGGTGGTGTGGTAGGTTCTGCAACTGGAGAACAAAGTAATTTTGAAGTTACTTTTTACGACCCGTTAGCAACAGATAATTTTAAACATTTTACTGCGTTTTCAACTAATGTTGATAGTAATGCAAACTGTGAGATAGGACTTATGTCAGCTTATTACAATAGTGGACAATCTGCATTAAGTGGTTTTGAAATAGACCCTAGTTCAGGCAATATTGCAAGCGGCATTTTTAAATTATATGGGATAAGATAATGACTAGATATAGAATGAAAAATGGTGAAAGGGTTGCATTTACAGCAGAAGAAGAAGCTGTAAGAGATGCTGAAGAATTAGCATGGACTAATGATGCACCTAACAGACGTATGGCAGAACTAAGAAGACTAAGAGATATATTGTTAGCTGAAACAGATTGGATGGCTAATTCAGATGTTACAATGAGTGATGCTTGGGCGACATACAGACAAGCTCTAAGAGATATAACAACACAAACACCTAATGATGATGAACTTAGTAACATCACATTTCCAACGAAACCAAAGGAGTAGACCATGCCATTCATAGGACAACAACCTACAACTGGTGCTTTCTTGGAGCTAGACAGCCTTACAGCCAGTGCAACAGCAGACTATACACTACAACTAAACGGAGCAAACTACTATCCTGAGAGTGTTAATAATCTTTTAGTATCCATCAACGGAGTTATACAAGGTAGCAACACACTTAGCCTTAGTGGTTCTACTCTAACTGTAGGTGCTACACTATCTGCATCTGATGTCATAGACTTTGTAAGAGTGTTTGGCAATGTAGGTACTATATCCACACCTACTGATGGTAGTGTGACAGCTAACAAGATTGCTAGTGGTGCAGTAACAAGTGCTAAGATTGCAGATGGTACTATTGTTAATGCAGATATAAATGCAAGTGCAGGAATAGCAGGAAGTAAACTTGGTACTGGTGCTGTGTTGCAAATGCCTTTCACACAATATGTTGACACAACTCAAGTAAGTGTTTCTGCCAATACAAACACAACTATAAATGTTTTGACAGTTAATATTACACCTAAAAGTACATCATCTATAATTAGATTAGATGCCCATATCTTTCATGAATGGTCAAACTATGATGCTCCTAATGAGAGTGCTTGGTTTTTTTACAGAGATGCAACAAAATTAGCTCATGCTGCATCAGGAAATAGGCTAACTGGCATATCATCATCAGCACTTAGTTATTATGGTACTGATGCTACTAGCACTCCTGAAACAGTTTACTATAGTTATTTTGATTCACCCTCATCAACTAGCCAAATTACTTACAAAGTAGGTGTTATAAATCATTTTTCATGCACTCTTAATATTAACAGAACAAATAATGATTCAGATTCTACACAATTAGAAAGAGGTATAAGTTTTATTTCAGCAACAGAGATAGGAGGATAGCATGGCATTAACAAAATTAAACTTCTCAGGTCAGCCTACTATACCATCTTCTATATTTCCTACTGGTAGTGTAATACAAACTGTTCAAGGTGGAAGAACTGATAGATTTATATCAACGTCAGGGTCAACTTTTGTTGATTGTGGAGTTTCAGTAAGTATAACACCTACATCTACTTCTTCTAATATTTTAATTACAGTTCAAGGTACTTTATCAAATGAAAGTTTGGGCGGAGAATCATGTCGTGTAAAACTTTTTAGAGAAAGTACAGAAATAGGTAGTGGAACTGGAGCAACTTCAAAAAATGATTTTGCATTAGCACTACCAACAAACGTTTATAATATGTATGCTTTTTCAAATTCTTTTTTAGACAGTCCATCAACAACGTCAGAAATAACCTACAAAATACAAGTAGCTAGTGGTAGTTCAAATGATGTTGTAATAGGAGGTCGTGGCGATAGCACTAATTCTGCTGTACCAACTAGAATTACAGTTCAGGAGATTGCAGGGTAATGGTTAAAGCATCAGAAGTAAAAGCACAGATAGATACACATGAAGCAGTATGTGCTGAGAGATGGAAAGAAACTATACTTCGCATCAAACGTATTGAACATATAATGATTGGTACAGCAGGTACTATGATTATTATGATGGCAGGATTGCTATTGAGGTAGATATGGTAGTTGCTGAAATCCTTACTGGTATAGCTCTAGTCCAAAAGTCAGTAGATTTCATAAAGAGCAACATAGGTACTGTAAACGACATTAAAGACATAGCCAAACAGATTGATGGTTTTTTTCTAGGCGAAGAGCAAATGAATAAAGGCCAAGGCAAAGGCATGTCTATAGCTGAACAATTTGGTTCTGTAGAAAACTCTGCATCTGATTTTATTGATAGAAAATTATTAGAAGAAAAAAGAAACGAATTAAAACAGCTAATAAATTTAAGGTTTGGCCCTACTGCTTGGGATTCTATATTAGCTGAAAGAGCAGAAAGAATTAACCAAGCAAAAGAAGCTCAAAAAAAAGCTAGAATAAAAGCCAAAAAAGAACAAGAGGAAATATTAGAGGTTATTAAATGGGTTGCATATGGGTTTATCATCATTGGTTTATTAATGGCTATGATAGTTTTTGGTGTAAAGGCTTTCGCAAAAGGTAAAATTTACAATGCACCTAAAGATTATACAAGAAACCAAAAGTTAAATAATGGCACTATAACACCACCTAAAATGACCACTTGTAGATTAAAGAAACAACAAGTTTTTAAAGATAAAATGGCTTGTATTTATCAAGGAGCTAATGCCACATTTGAATTAGAATTTACAGATATAAGAGTTGGTTGCCCTAAACAATATCGCTGTGTTTTTAATCCTAATGGTGAAGAGCCTAGCATAGACAAGGTTATGGAAAGTCTTAGGAGTATAGCCAAATGACAGCCTTTTTACTTGCTTGCACATTAAATGGTATTGTTAATGGTGGTATATACTTTAAGAGTGTGAACGTGTGCATACATTACAAGAACATATTAGATAACCAAACATTTATGAAAGGCAATGAGCCACAAACATATGAATGTATATGTAAACTCGTACCTTTTGTAGATACAGATAAAGTAAAGGTGTACTAATGGTTACAGTTGAACAGTTTCTTAAATGGAAGATACTACCTAGATGTATGATGCTTGCTAGTACAGTTATGTCATGGAGATGTGCTGAATGGTTTATGGATTTAGATAATCCTACTGGAGCACAGTCAGCATTTGTATCTGTAGTCATGGGTGTAATGACAGGTGTGTTTGGTATATGGATGGGTCACGAGCATAAGGGAGACAAGTAATGTTAACAGCATTGATTGGGCCAGTAAGTAATTTACTTGGCAAGTTCATTGAAGACAAGGACATGAAGAATAAGTTGGCACATGAGGTGGCAACAATGGCTGAGAATCATGCACAAGAACTAGCTAAGGGTCAGCTTGAGATCAACAAAGCAGAGGCACAGCACAAGTCTATTTTTGTTGCAGGTTGGAGACCATTCATAGGTTGGACTTGTGGCATAGCTTTGTGTTGGCATTTTGTATTAGCACCAGTAACAATATTCTTGTGTGCATATATCGGAGTTGCTATACCTGAGTTACCTACATTTGACATGGGTTCATTGATGACAGTATTGATGGGTATGTTAGGTTTAGGTGGACTTAGAACATATGAAAAACAAAAGGGATTGACAAAATGAATATGGAGGAATTTAAAAAAGAAATCATTATAGACGAGGGCATCAAGCACGAAATCTATCTTGACCATTTAGGACTGCCTACTATGGGAGTAGGGCATCTGATTACAGAATGGGATGAAGAATATGGAAAGCCTGTGGGTACTCCTGTATCAGAAGAAAGAGTTAACAACTGTCTTACCCAAGATATACACGTAACAATACAAGAATGTAAAAAACTTTATGAAGACTTTGATGTACTACCTGTAGATGCACAACATATTATAGCCAACATGATGTTTAATATGGGTAGGCCAAGACTATCTAACTTTAAAAAGATGAAAGAAGCAGTCGATAAACGTGATTGGTTTGAGGCTGCATACGAAATGACTGCATCTAAATGGGCAACTCAAGTGCCAAATAGGGCAATGCGTCTTGTTCAACGTATGAAAGACATACAGACATAAAGGCATTGTTTGCTTACAATCATACAGCAGGGGTGCTTTACCCCCACTGTATGCCTCTTAAATCAAGAGTTTTTCTTCATATTTTCTAAATGTTGCTCGTGTCTGTACCAAGCAGCATCTTCATGTAGATTTGCCATGCCATCTTGGTAATCTTTTTCTTCTTGCTCTAACAAAACAGCATCATGAATATCTTGTGCATTTATTTTGTGGTCAATTAAATACCTAACTAGTTGCCCACGACCTGCCCTACCTTTTCTAGTAGTGCCATTTGTGAAGATGTGTCCTTTCATTTCCAGTTGTTTGTATCTTGGTGTGATGCTACCCTCTCGGTATTGGGGATTACCTTTGCTTTGGTGCAGGTAATCCCATACCTCGTCGTGTGTAGCACCATTCTTGCCATGTGCTTTGATGGCATCTAGTACGATACGTTCTAGTCTGTTAGTGTCCATGCTTTGTGCAGCCTCATGTGAGGTTCTTGGATCTGTGTTTCTAGCTTTGCCTATCATGATTCTCTCCAATTTATTATTTCAATTTTTACATCATCATATCCTTTGGCTATCCAATCATTTGCTTCTTGGATAGCTTCACGATATTTGGTGTGGTAATTATCTGTAGCACCTACCCAAACAATAAATTTATATTTCATGTTTACCTCCTATTAAAATGGTATTTCTACATCATCATCTATGTGATGATCGATTGTTTGATTGTTACTGAATCCGTCACTACGTGGTGTTGAGTCACCGACACGACAAGACAAGAACTTAGTACTGCCATCTTTTGATACAGTTTTCCAAGCAGCCATTCTTCGTTTCTCCTGACCATTGAATTGTACTGGCCCTGAGAAGTCAGGTGCTTTTTCGTTTGTCTTTTCGTTTTCGTACATAGTACCAACCTTTTGATATACATCTCTTGCAATCTTGCCATCAGGCAATGAAGACTTAATAATTACAATTCTGTATTCGTTACGATTGCTATCCATCTTGCCTTGGACAAGCAGACTTTCATCTGCTCGTGGTTTGAATAGGCTACCTCTGTCTGTGTTATCATAATCCATCGTCATGTTCTCCTTGTGATGATTTACTGTTTCCAGTTTTTATTGAAGGCTTGCTTGCCAAGTTACCATCGTCATCTTCAGATGGTAATCCGTACACACTCTGCAAAGTGTATCTCTTTAAGTAGGTTATGGCTGCTCCCAGTTTTTGTGGGTTCTGTAGTGAAGCAGGTTGCAGTAAGATTGGACATTCAGATACAAATATATTGTTATCATTTACATGATGTACAGTAGTACGTACAATCGGATATAAAGTACTTTGATTTAATTCTTCATTACTGTCATATAAATCTCGAAATTTTATTTCTTGGGTAAAGAATAAACCAAACTGATTACCTTGATTTACTGCTTCTATTACAGCTTCCAAAGTAGCATAGTTACTATGAAAGTGTGGGTTCTTACCATCTTTGCTTGCACTGATGGATAGTTTTTGAAACTCAAGCATAGCAGTCTTTAGGTTATATACTTTACTTGAGTCTGCTTTCTTGATATTAGTTTTATTATCTGTCATGTCGACCTCCAGATGTTATAGATAATAAAGGGTAAGTAGTGATCGGCTTACCCTTTCTTTGTTACACGTACCGATCCACGTTTGTCTCTCTTTACTGATATCAGGTCGTTGTATACCTCCCTTTCATTAGGCCTGATCTCTTCTCTCAAGGCTTTCTTTGCAGCCTCAAATGTTTTTGCAGCATCTTCATGTTGCAAGTATTGTTGTGTGTATTCTGTAAAGCTATTGCTTTGTGATGCATCTCGTGCAGTCATCTTGTTGATAGGCACACCATCAATAGATACTACATTGTTACGTAGATCTTGTGTGTTGTAGTCTAAATCATCAGGTTCTGTATTGTGAACTATGTGTTCCCAAAACAATTTGATTTGTTCTTTCATACCATCTAAGTATTCTTCTGATGGGTATACCTCTACTGCTTTCCATTGATTACCAAAGATAACAGAGAATATTATCTTGTTGAGTTTGGCAATCCATATATAGAACTGTAGTTGTGGCATATAATATTCAAGCATCTTATCCATAGTATTGTAGGAGTATGTATGCTTGCACTCGATACCAATGTACTCAATCTCATCTTCAGAGTTAGTACCTGAGAAACCATCAAGTGTACCTGTAAGTTTAATTAAGCCATATTGTAATTGTCGTTTGGCTTGCTTGTTAAACTTCAGCATATAATTATCTTCAGCCCATTTGATATTAAAATCTTCTGTGGCTAATCCAAGTTGCACATTGAATTGGAAAGACAGATCAGGTCTGCCTTGCAAACCTTTCTTGATTCTCCATAACTTATTCCAGTTCCCATTCATAATATCAATCATGTCCGAGCCACGAATAAAGTCTTCAATGTGTGGTGATTGGGTAGGGTTGATTGTGCTAACTTCCATATTGACCTCCACGTTCTTAAGTTAGTTGCTATCAGCCTAATCTATTTTACCAAATAAATCAAGCACTTAAATAATTATTATGATCGTTTTTATCTGAGTAAGTTTCTATTTTACTGAGTATATTATCTACTAATTGGACACGTCTTATATAAGATTTGTCTGTGTATTTAATGAACTCAGCTAGTGAAGGAAAGAATGTACTGGTTCTACATACCTCATCACACGCAGCCTTGAGTATGTCAGCAGGAATATGCGATAGTTTGTTAGCATATACCCTGCACTTCAAAGCCAAGTCTGCCTCTGTCAGTCTTGCTTGTGCAGTAGTACAAACCAAGACTTCCATGATCCAGTTCTCGATAGTTGATTGATCGGCACAAACCATTAGCTTCTTCATCAAGTTAATAGTTTTTCTGTGTTGTTCTTTTTGTTCTTCGATAGTGCCACTGAATATGTTACCACGTGGTAGCACCCATCTTTTGAAATCATATTCTGCTGTAACTGATTCACTTATTACGCAGTTCAGCATGGACTCTAGCAAAGAAACTGTTAGTGTTGTTGCTCTGCTTGGTGTTATTTCTTTTTGTTGCGTTAGAACTAAGTCTGCGAGTCTTTGATCTTGCACACCATTTTTTATATTCATTATCCCAGTCTTCTCGTCTGACTTGATTTCTGATATTGAAGTATTTAAAGTATTTAGTTTCTTCATTGTGATCTACCTCCAGTAGTTGTTGTTTAATTGTTGAACTTGGTTGCCAATCTTCAGTTAAATATTTCATTTTTCACCTAACATTATTTCAGTTAATCTTGCAGGAGTTACAATAGTTTCATTACATTTATTGCAACATCTACCCTTATCAATAGGCTCTGCACTATTACCTTGATCCCAAATAATTTCGCCATCATCATTTTTATCAGGCTCAATATCTTTGTGGCATATTACGCATATCATTTTATTACCTCCTTAAATATTTTATCTGGAATTATAGCCACCCATTTAGGGTCACCATTCTTACGTTTGTATATAGCAAGATCTCTATTCTCTAACACCTTGAAAGGATTAGGGAATCCATCAACAGATCTATACTTAATCTCAACAACATATTCTTTGCCATTGATTACTAGCTTGATGTCACCAGTATGCTCACCACCAAGACTACCTGATAGTGGTACTTTTTTTACAGGTAACTTCCATGAAGTGAATAGTTTTACAAACCAATTCTCGTGGTAGTTACCTTTGATTTTGCTTTTACTGGGCATTTATTATCTTATCTCTAATACTTATTAATGTTTTATAAGTATTAGTTCTTTTATCATCATCATCATTATAAAATTTTCTTTGAATAAATTTTACAGTTGCTGATATAGCCATCCACTCTTCATCAGTTAGATTTATTTTATCGTTTAATGTATTTTCCATTAAAATTCTCCATCATTTAATGTTGCAGTTAAGTAAACTTGCAATGCCTCGCACCAACACAACAAGTTAAATAGTCTTGGCTCTTTATTTTTTCTCTCCCAATCACCAAGAGTTTTTGTATCAGTACCTATTTCCATAGCTAACTTTTCTATAGTAAGGCCTTGATCTTTTCTTTGCTTGATAAGTGTGTCTATTATTTTATTGTACTGATACCTTTGTTCAGGTGTCATCAGTACTGATAATTTCTATCAGTCGACTTCATACCTGCAGGTTGTAGCTTATCATTTCTTTCAGGATAGAATAACATTGCCTGATAAAAATCATAATAGCTCTGTATCTTTACATGACCTGCACGATCAAGTTCATCTAGCTCTGGTGATATATCTTCAAATCTTTCTTCCATTTCTTTGCTCCCATGTTTTATAGATTACCTCATTTGGTTGATTGTTTTGTTGTTCATACAAAGTCAAACCATAATCATAACCTTGTTTATAATAAGTTGAAAACGTTTTTGTTTCATCTCTTTCGCCATACATTAATCCATCAGCTACTCCATCTTTGAAGTAGGCAAGATAACCTTGTCGTCTTTGTTCTAAAAGTTTGTCCATATTATACTCCATAAAAAGGGGGGTAATCCTCCCTATTATCCCCCATTAATTTATGCTACTTACTAGTGTGGCAACCAATCATTAGGCATAGGAGGACATAATGATTGCACTAGTAAGCAGCTTCCCTTAGGAAACTAAATATTGTTTACGTAGTTGTTCATCAAGCCACAACTCATGTGAGTCATCAAGCTGATCTGCATTGCATTTCTCCCACATCTTTGTGGTCTTGACTGTCATTTTGTTTACCCAAATCTCTGCGTTCTCATTGGCATTAGGCTTTGCAACCTCAACCAAATGTTCATACATAGATCTGTAATTCTCAGGTGTTGATACACGAGAAAACTCTGTGCATAACTTAAGTTCTTTTGTTGTGTATGTAATCATTCGCTTCTAGCCTCCACTAGTTTGTATGTTAGTTCTTGTGCTATACTATCTATTATTTCTACTTCTATTTTATATTCTTCGCACATAGACATGAACTTATCAACAGACATATCAGCTACTTTCTCATATGTTTGTTCTAATAGTTGTTCGTAATATTGATTAGACATTGATTAGCTCCTGTGTGTCAATAAATATATTGTTGTTGTGTTGTAAGTATTTAGTGAACGCATTGTTACGTTCAACCTTAGTCTTTTCTGGTCGTGATACTTCTGTTGGGTGTGATGCCCAGTGTGTTACTGTATTGTACAGACTCCATACTGTGCGACCCATCTCGCTTTTGTATTGTGACCATAGTCTTTCAAGATTGTATACCTGCGTTGCATTGTAGTGCTTACCATCTATTGTTGGTCTTGCTGAGTAACATATCTTTTCAAACAACATAGTTGCTACAGTATCTGCTACACTTTGCTTATGCCATGCTTTGTACTTGGCTTCACTATTACGAAACACATCAAGTGAATGTTCCAGATGTTCAAAGTTATAGTTGAAGATACCATTGTGTTTGAGTTTGAAGTTAGCAATCTTATCAGGTGTAGTACATTCATTCATGCAGAACATACGCAAGCCATACGCATTGATCATCACTGACCACATGCCATTGTATGAGTTACGTAATGTTATCTGATAAGCAATGTAATCATTGAGTGACGGATCTTCTATCAAGATATCTCTGCAAGTAAACTTAGCTACCATCAATGCACCATTGTCATGCAGCCTTACATCAACATGATAATCCATAGATATACGATCAAGGATATTCATTACAGGATTTACTACATCATTATGTAGTACTGGTCTGTACTGCAATGAGTGTGTTGCTAGATACTCATTGGTATCAGATCGTATCAGTGCAACACGATCAGGTATTGGTATGTCACCTGATGGATCATCATCTACGTTAGCTTTGATTGGTACAGTTTCTATTGGGAAAGCATAGTCTTCCCAATGATCTGCAGTTAGTCTTTCTAGTCCTGTCTTTGTCATGTGATTCATATTGTCCTCCATATTGAATCGTTAAAATATATGCCATACTACATACAGTACGTATCCTACGATACAAAACAATGCAGTAGACAATACAAACTCTAGCATCATATTGATGCAGTGCTTGTTCCTATAACCAGTATTACTGGCATTATCTATGTGTAATTTGATGTACTTTTTGTTCATTTGTCAGTCACCTTATAAAGTTATTGTTACTTATATTTTCTGTCGTATATCTTATTGTGTGTTCTCATATAAAAACAAACCCTTTTTCGAAGAAAAAGAATAATATCTCTACTCAGTATAACTGAGTAGAGATTGCTAAGGCTGTTAAGCCTTAGCATACTTTTCTTTGAGTTTAGCTTTCTGCTTATTAGATAGCTTAGCAGTAGAAGAATCACTCTTGAATATAAGAGCACCAAATTTAGTCTCATAGTTATCAACCTCAATATCTCTGTATGAAGTTAACTGCTGAGTTCTAACCTGTAGATTCTCAAGATACTCATCAAGTTTTTCGAAGTCTGTTGGGAAACCAAAACCTGACTGTCTCTCAAATGCACCACGACCATATCCACCTTTAGAGTCCATGTCGTAGTCATCTTCTATGATATCTCTTAACATCTGAGAACCAGTTTCATATTCTAGTTCCATACTGTTAATCAATCTATTCAATGTACCAATATGACATTTATAGATATACTTCATCTTACTCTCTAACTTAGAGTCATTCTTAGATGTAGTATCTGTTAGGTTATTGATTAGTACTTCCATTAAGTTTGTGTTTTGAATTGTCATTTTGTCCTCCTGTAGTAAAATTAACAATAAGCTCGGTCAAGCATAGTTATTATACTACTAATAGCGTCACGCCTAAGCGTGACACAATAAAGATGTAAAGTAAAAAACACGAGGGTCTGCCCGAAGGGTGGATACGTTTTT